TTCTTCCGAAGGTGTAGTCGGAGCAGGTACAACCCCAACCGCCGACGAAATCATCGAGCTAGTGTTCAGCGTTGGTCAGGCTTACCGTCAGCGTGACGCAGGCTTCATGGTTAGCACTCAGGGAATGCAGGCACTTCGTCAGCTAAAGGATGGCGACAACCGCTATCTATATGACATCCGTGTCGGCGAGCCAGACCAGTTCATGGGTTACCGTGTATTTGAAAACGTGCACATGGCTGACTTGGGCAACGATGCGAAAAGCATTATTTTCGGGTCTCTAAGCAACTACAAGGTAAGACTTGCAGGTGGCATCCAAATTGCACAGTCCGCCGATTTTGCCTTCTCAGAAGACGTCACTACCTTCCGTGCGATTGCACGTGCCGATGGTGACCTCGCAAATGCAGACAGCATCAAATATTGGGCAGGAGCCGCCGCATAACAAACGGCTAAAAACTAGAAACCCGGAGCTTGGAGGTTGGCTCCGGGTTTCGCTTTTAAGTATTATTAGAGTCAATCATCCGACTAGAATGGAACTGGAGGAATAATGGCAATCACCAACGGTTACATCACACTAAATCTTTTGAAGTCTTCGCTATTCATCGAGGACACAATCAGCGACGAATTCTTAGAGTTGGCTATCGAGTCAGCTTCCCGTCAAATTGACCAGTCATGCGAGCGACAATTTTTCCAATCAACTGGGACCCGTGTCTATGCTCCACGTGATTCCTACGTAACTGAGATTGACGACCTCCTTTCACTCACCACTTTGAAAACCTCGAGTGACGCCGACGGAGTTTTTGACATAACTTGGGCCCCAAAGGATTACCAGCTTGAGCCGCTCAATTCGGTGGTTGGTGGAATTGAAACTCCTAGCACTCGGATTCGTGTAACTGACGAATATCTTTTCGTGACTGATGGCGGAGAAGCCACGGTCCAAGTTACTGGAACTTTTGGTTGGAGCTCAGTCCCAACTCAGATTCAACAAGCCACCTTGATTTTGGCTTCGAGATTATTTGAAAGAAGAAACAGCCCGCTAGGAATTGCAGGATTCGATTCAATCGGAGCCGTTCGTGTCAGTCGTTTTGACAGCGACATCGAAAACCTAATTGGACCATTTAGAAAAATCAGGATGGCCTAATGAGCATTACGGCAATGAGAGAAGGACTTGAGACGAACCTTCAGACTATCGAAGGTCTTCGAGGCTACTCAGAGATTCCAGAAAACCCTCAGGTGCCAGCCGCCGTCGTTGGACTTCAGTCGATTGACTACGACCAAGCGTTTCAAAGAGGTTTGGTTTTATACAACTTCACCGTGACGATAATCGTCGGAAGATTCAATTCACGTTCCACCCAACTCAGACTCAACGAATACGCCGATAACAGTGGAGCTAAATCCATCAAGCTTGCAATCCAGTCAGACAAGACCTTGAGCGGGTCAGCGTTCGACGTGAGGGTTGTAAGTATGGACGGCATTAGTAATATAGACTTAAACGACGGAAATAATTATCTAGGAATGGAGTTTTCCGTCACCGTTTACTCAGACTAAAAGGAGAGCATCATGGCGAAATTCGTCACAACTGACTATTCAATCACACTGGACTCAACAGACTTCAGTAACAGCATCGCATCCGTCACTTTAGAGTTGACTGCCGAGACTCAGGAAACAACCGCATTCGGAGACACGGCAAGAACTAGAGTTTCTGGACTCAAGGATGGCTCATTATCCATCGACTTCCATCAGGATTTTGGAGCTTCCAGCGTGGACGCAACTTTTTTCCCGCTACTAGGAACTTCAATTCCTTTTGAAATCAAGCCATTGTCAGACGCCGTTTCAGCCACGAATCCGGCATATTCGGGTAATTGCATTGTGACCCAATATTCTCCCTTTGATTCAAGTGTCGGCGACCTCGCCACACTGTCCGTGTCTTGGGAACTGACTGGTCCAGTAACAAGAACCGAAGCATAAGGATAGAAAATGAATATAAACCTCCACGTAACCTTCAACGACGAAACTGAAAAAACTGTAACCGCCACGGCGGCTGACTTGGTAGCATTTGAAACCAAGTTTGACCTCAGCGTTGCCAAGCTGGAAAAAGAGGTGAAGCTTACCCATCTTCTTTTCATAGCTCACAACGCTGAACGTCGAGCTGGAGCAACCAAGTTGGACTTCGAGAAGTGGACTGAAACGGTCCACGGCATCGAGGCTTCCGACGCAAAAAAATAGAGGGTCTCGGCGAAAAGAGCGAGCATTGGTACATTGCTCACTTGGCTTACGAATATAAGCTTTCGCCTAGGGAGCTTCTTGAGCTGGAGCCTAGGATGCTTTGGACGCTGGGTCGTTACCTCGTATTTAGAAACAACGAGATAGAAAAGTCGAGACGTAAACGGTGAGCCCTCCCTTCGGGGAGGGTTTTCCTTTTCCAAGGTAAACTAGAAACGGTTAGGAGTCTCATGTTTTCTTTTGACGACCGAGTGAAGGTCGAGGGTATAAACGAAACTATTCGTTCCATGAGGAAGCTCGACAAGGAAGCCGTATCAGCTCTTAGAAAAGAACTAAAGGGTGCACTGACTCCAACTGCTAAAAAGATTGCAAGTAAGGTCCCGACCTCAGCTCCACTATCGGGATTCAACCACAACGGTAGAACTCGTTGGACTGGAGCAAGGGCAATCGTTAGTTTTACGCCCGGGTCAATTCGTCGAGGTCAAGACGTTCACCCGTTGGTTAGTATCAAGATGGACGGTAAGTCAGGTGGGGCAGGGTTTGACATCGCCGAGATTGCAGGCTCGAGAAACCTAAGTAGCACTCGACCACGTTCCAAGCAATTTGAAAGACGTGGGGCATCAGGAAAAATTACAACCCGACAGAATGGTCAAGGTCGGGCACTTGTCAGGGGACTAAAGCCTAGGGCCCCTTGGAGTTTCTCGGCTGGTCGATTTGGGTTCGGTTACTTCCTGAAGGAAAGAAAAGCGATGGAGATAATCTCTCAGGCGATTATTGACAAGCATCAAAAAAAGATGAACAAAATAATTAGTAAGGCGTCCTAATGGCAATTCGTTATCCCATTGTTTTCAAGGTAGACAAGTCAGGTCTCGGAAAGGCTGAGTCAACCCTCGGAAAGTTTGGAAAGAACCTTGGCAAGATTGCCGCTGGTGCAACTGCCGCCGTCGCTGGAATTGCGGCTAAGGGAATCGCTGAGTTCGCTCAATTTGATTCGGCTCTGAATAAATCTCTAGCCATCATGGGAGACGTCTCAGACGCCCTCAGAGACGAGATGGCGACTGCCGCTAGGGAAGTGGCCACTGAAACTAAATTCTCCGCTGAGCAAGCCGCTGAGAGCTACTTCTTCTTGGCCTCCGCTGGATTGGATGCAACCCAGTCCATTGCCGCCATGCCTCAGGTTGCTAAGTTCGCTCAAGCTGGAATGTTCGACATGGCCTTGGCCACCGACTTGGCTACTGACGCCCAATCAGCCCTTGGTCTTGCGAGCGACGATGCGGAAACAAACCTCCAGAATCTAACTAGGGTTACCGACGTATTCGTGAAAGCGAACACTCTGGCCAACACCTCGGTGGAGCAACTTGCGACAGCATTCACGACGAAGGCGGGTACTGCCCTCAAGACGGTAAACAAAGAGGTCGAAGAAGGTGCCGCCGTCCTCGCCGTATTCGCTGACCAAGGTATCAAGGGCGAGCGAGCTGGAACACTACTGACCAACACCATCTTTGGTCTGACCGACATTCTGAAAAAGGCACCCGCTGAAGCCGAGGAACTTGGTCTCCAGATATTTGACGCCTCGGGTGAGATGAGAACCTTCGCCGATATCTCGAGAGACCTCACGGGCATCCTTGGACCAATGACCAAGGAACAACAAATTGCAACACTGAGCCAGTTAGGATTCACCAAGCAAGCCAGAGAGGGAACACTTGCCCTTCTTGGAAATGCAGACGCCATCGAGGAATATGAAGGCAAGCTAAAGTCAGCGGGCGGGACTGCCGAGACCGTTGCTCAAAATCAAATGCAAACCCTCGAAGCCCAAATGGGTTTGGTCAAAGCTCAATTCGAAGACGTTGCCATTGCCGTCGGAAGTGAATTGGCTCCGGTGTTTGTTGATTTGGCTAAAGACCTTACGCCGACAATCAAGGACTTGACTCCAGCTTTGGTGACTGGATTCCGCTCACTGATTCCAGCTATCCAATCCATTGTCGGTTTGATTCCAAGACTCATTCCAATTTTCGTTGCTTTGATTGGGCCACTAATTGCAATCGTTGACGTCGTGCTCAAACTTGCCGAAATGGTTCTCCCGATATTCCTTTCAGTGATTGAAAGCATCATCCCTATGGTGCAACAAATTCTTCCGTTGTTCGTTGCCTTGGTAAACCAAGCATTGCAACCACTAGCCGAAGCCGCTCTTGGTGTTGTCCAACAACTATTCCCACTAATCCAACAAGTGCTTCCGGCTTTGGTCCAACTGGTAATGAGTTTGGTCCCAATAATGATTCAACTCGCTCAAGACGTATTGGTTCCTCTGGCTCCCGTGGTCATGTCTCTAGTGGAAGCTTTCATCCCACTGATTCAAATGGTGCTCCCAATCTTGATTGGGTTGATTCAGGTACTTGTCCCAGTCATTACATTCTTGGCTCAAATGCTTGGTGGGGTTTTGGTCTTTGCGATTCAAACCGTGGTCAACATAATGAAATTTTTCCAAGGGGTCGTCAAGGCAGTCGGCCAAGGCTTCATGGAATTTTGGACGGGATTCATCCAGCCCGCTCTCTCGGCGATTGGTGCATTCTTTACCTCAATATTCAACGACGTAATTCAACCATTATTTGAAGGTTTCAAGTTTGCCATTGGTCTGATTGCCAGTGTCTTCACCTTGGTCTTTGACGGTGTCATAATGCCGTTGCTTGGGGTTTTTGGTGACTTCTTTAGGGACTTGGTCAAGAACATAGTTGAGCCATTGTCTAAGAACATGAACTTTATTTTTGAAGGGGTTGGAAAGGCTTTTGATTTTGTTTACAACAACGTAATCGAACCAGCCCTCGACGCATTCGGGAAAGCTTACGAGTTTGTTTTTGAGAATTTCATCGAGCCAATTTCGGACTTCATTACTGGAGCTTTTGAAGGAGTCTCGGAAAACGCTAAAAACATTTTCACCTTCATCAGCGACTTCATAAAAGACACTTTTGAAAACCTAGTCGGGTTCGTCAAGGGGCCAATCAACTCAATCATTGACTTCGTGAATGGACTTATTAACAGTCTGAACACAATCAAGATTGACCTCCCACCAATCCCGTTCTTTGGATTCCCCGGAGCGTCGTTTGGTGTGAGCATCCCAAACATTCCACAACTTGCCGAAGGAGGAATTGTCATGCCTAGGCCGGGTGGAGTTTTGGCAAACATCGCCGAGGGTGGTCAGGCCGAGGCGGTCATTCCACTGGACAGAGCGGGACAGTTTGGTGGAGGAAACACAATCAACATTGAGGTAAACGCTGGCATGGGTTCCGACCCCGTGGCCGTTGGACGTGAAGTTGTCAACGCCATCAAACGCTACGAGGCAACCAATGGAAGGGTGTTCGTCGGGGCATGAGTGTAAAGGTTGAGTTAGGTTTTACTGACGCCGGAGGGTCGGCTCCGTTTTTTACGCTGGACAGTAGCGGACTTGGAAAGCTAGACAGTCCCGAAGCTTTGCTCGGTGGAGGTCAAGTCTTAGTTGACGTCAGCGAATACCTCAGAGACTTCAACACAACTAGGGGAAAGTCTAGGGAGCTCGACAGATTCCAAGCCGGTCAAGCATCAGTCTCATTCAATAACAGCCAGAGAATCTTTGACCCAACGTTTGAGGCATCCCCGTTCTTTGGCCAGATAGAACCAAGAAGACAGATAGTCATTACCGTGGACGACGTTATTCAGTTTGAGGGAACAATCGACGATTGGAATATCTCCTACGAACAAGGCGGTAACTCCGTTGCGGTTGCAGTTGCTTTTGACGGAATTGCCAACTTGGCAAACATAAAACTCCAAGACTTTACCCCCACGGGTACCGTTCTCGGCGACAACGTTTTCGTCTTGGATGATGCGACAAGTGGCCAACTCGACAACACCGAATACTTTTTGGACGGCAACGATGGAACGCTATTCAGCGGGAGGGCAATCAACTCGGCTCTTGATAACATTCAATGGCCAGAGAACAAGAGAGACTTGGACACGGGTCTAGCAATCGTGGAAGACAATCCAGTCGATAACGACACCATCATTCTTGACTATCTTCAAAAAGTTGCCACTAGCGAACCAAGTGGTTTGTTCATTTCCAAAAGCGGTGACGTCAAATTCGTCCAGAGAAACGCTGGCTTCTTGGGAGAAAAGCCTTTGTTTGCAGACGACGGAACGGGCATTCCATATTCAATCGTCTCCGTGATTTTTGGAACCGAGCTTTTATTCAACGAAGTCCTAGTTTCAAACTCAACCGATGAGATTCTTGCGGTCAACGAAGACTCGGTCAGACTATATGGAAAACGAGACGTAACCAGAGAAACCGTTTTGAACTCCACGTCTCAACTCAACGACTTAGCTCAATTTATTGTTGGGAAATTTGGTGAGCCAGAATTCAGGTTTGAGGTAATTGAGGTGAACCTAGAAAACTTGGACGCCACTCAAAGACAAGAGATTATTGACTTAGAGTTGGGAGAGTTTGTTCAGGTCAAGTTCACGCCCAACGACATTCCTCCCGCCATTGAAAGATATGGTCAGGTGATATCCACAAAGTCAACCTTCACCCCGACGAGTGAAATAATACAGATTGGACTCCAGTCGGTTCAGGGCGAGCTGATAGTATTGGATGAACAAGCTATTGGTAGACTAGATTCACAAAGCGTTTTAGGATTCTAAATTATGGCATTCATAGATTTTACGGCTGGCGAGGTTTTGACCGCCGCTCAAATGGACACAACCTTCCGTCAAACCGTTATGCGGTTCGCTGACGCAAGTACCAGAGACACGGCACTGACCACGGTTCTAGCCGAGGGGATGATTTGTTACCTCGACGACACCGATGAGATTCTGAAATATAACGGAGTTGCTTGGGAAAGCATTTCAAACCCGGGAGACATTACCGCCGTAACCGCTGGCACTGCTTTGACAGGTGGGGGAACTTCTGGAGACGTCACCCTAAACGTCGACCTAAGTGCAATCACAATCCCAGCCTCACAAATTTCAGACCTAACGGCAACCGCTACCGAGCTGAATGTCTTGGACGGCGTAACAGCAACGACAACCGAAATCAACCACCTAGACGGAGTCACTTCTGGAATTCAAGGACAGATTGACTCTCTCGATTCTTCTATCAGCAACCCACTAGCGACATTCGTCACCGATGCAACCACCGCAAGAACTTTGACGTCTTCAGACATGGGGAAGACAATCCGATTCACTAGCACTTCAGCCACCGTTGTGACAGTCGACGCAAGCACTGACTTTACGGTTGGGGCCAGAGTTGACATCATTGCGGACGGAGCAGGTGAACTAACAGTGGCGGCCAGCGGGGCGACGGTAGCGGGAGCGGAAACCTCAACAACTTCTGGAAGCTTCACCATTGGTTTGCGATATTCAGCGGCTACCTTGCTATGCGTTGCTACTGACGAATACCGCTTAATCGGAAACATTGGGGTCGTCTAAATGAGCTTTGTATTACTAGGGATTCTAAACAGTCAAGCAGCAGGTGCTGGCGGTGCAGGTGCGTATGACTTGCTAGAAACTACAACCCT